ATATGTCAGAAGCTGAGTTCTCTAAGCGTCTCAGCATAGCAGACACTAAGTTACGAGAACGTAAACTAAACATAGAGGAGAAAAAAATAGACTTAGACTCAGCAATAAAATTATCTCAACCTAAAACTAACTAAAGACTAAATAGAGGTATAGTATTATGCTTATGCGTGGCGATTTAAACAAGATTTTAGAAGAAGTTAATGGTCTTTTAGAGGAGATTCATGTTCAGCTTAAAGACATGACTGCTCGTTTAGATAAAATAGAACAAAAAGCAGAAAAAAGTAAAAAATAAAGACACGTTTTAAAAAACCTGTGGTATAATGGTGACAAGGATTATACTACCCATACCCTTTGGCAAGGAGGATACTATGGACATTAACGAAATAGATGACCTTACAGACGAAGATTACTTCGCTTACATGAAAGAAATGTTTAGGACAAAAGGCTGGAGCATTCTTATGCTTGAGCTAGAAGACCAAACAGGACGAATAAGCGACATAAGAGATATAGCAACAAACGATAATCTCCACTTCTGTAAAGGGCAAATAAGCACCATAGACAAAATGCTTTCTTTTGAAGAAACTCTACTAAGAGCAGAAACTGAGCAAGAGTATGAGCTATGAATGTGCTAAACGACTTTTACTGTGACCACTGTGGTTCGCAGTTTTATGACCAATTTTTGGACAACGAAATAACCACGATAGATTGCCTAACTTGTGGGAACATCGCCAAGAAAGTGCAACACATCCCTACCTTCATGTTACCCGGAAACGATGCCGCTGGTTTTCCTACAGCGCACGATAAATGGGTAAAGAAACGGGAACAAAAACTTGCACAAGAACAAAAAACCGACAATTCCTAAACGGACCGGAGATTTAATTATGGCAGCAGAGATACTAGACACGTTTGAAGACACTCAAGATACAGATGATTTAGTGGAAAAGAACGCTAACGAAGTTAACACTAACGACATTAGCGATGCTTTAGAAACTACCCAAGAAACTACAGAGTACGAGCTTCCTGAGAAATACAGGGGGAAAAGCATACAAGAAGTAGTCGGAATGCACCAAGAGGCTGAAAAGTTAATTGGTACACAGGGTTCAGAAGTAGGCGAACTTCGTAAGGTGGTAGACGGTTATATACATAACCAATCTCAACAACAACAACCAGAGCCAGAACCAGAGTCTATTGATTTTTTTGAAGACCCTGCAAAGGCTGTAAGTCAAGCGATACAAACGCACCCTGATGTGGTAAACGCTAGACAGCAAGCTCAAGAGATGAAACGAGCAACATCGTTGAATCAACTCCAACAGAAGCACCCCGATATGCAGCAAGTTCTGCAAGCACCTGCCTTCACTGAGTGGGTAAACGGGTCTAACGTTAGGAGAGAGCTGTACCACCGCGCTGACCAAGGTTTCGACTTTGACGCTGCTGATGAACTCGTCAGTACCTTCAAAGAACGTGCTTTAGTCGCACAACAAGCTGTCCAGAACGAAGCACAGTCTCGACAACAGGCCGTTAGGCAAGCGTCTACAGGTTCTGTTAGTGGAAACAGTAACGCAGGAACTAAACGTATATATCGTAGGGCTGACATAATTAAACTTATGAAAACGGACCCTGACCGATACGAAGCACTCAACCCTGAGATTATGCTGGCGTATCAAGAGGGTCGAGTCAAATAACCATTTAGGAGTCATATATCATGGCCTTTACATCTCCCGTTACACCACAAGTAACCTCTGTTCCCGGCCCCGCTGGAAACACTGGTACAGCCGCTACTTTTATCCCCCAAATTTGGTCGGATGAAGTTATTGCCGAGTATGAGAAGTCTCTTGTCCTCGCTAACCTCGTTAAAAAAATGTCTATGAAAGGCAAGAAAGGTGACGTTATTCACGTTCCTTCTCCTATTCGTGGCAACGCTTCTGTAAAAGCGACTCAAGCATCTGTAACACTGCTTGCTGAAGTAGAAAATGAACTTATCATTAACATCGACCAGCACTGGGAATACTCCCGTATGATTGAAGACATTACGGAAGTGCAGGCTCTGGCTAGTCTCCGTAGGTTCTACACTTCAGACGCTGGCTACGCCCTTGCGCGACAAGCTGACAACTCTCTGTTTACCCTTGGTACACAGTTGGGTGACGGTACTGGTGTTGGTTGGGTTCACAGCCAAACTATCATGCCTCTTGCCGCTGTCGGTGGCGAACCAACACAAGGTTCTCAGGCTTACGCCCTAGACTCTGTAAGCGGTGCAGCAGCAACAGGTACTGTTTTTACTGACGGTACTTTCCGAAACGCTCTACAAATCTTGGACGATAACGATGTGCCTATGGGTGGTCGTTTCTTTGTAATTCCACCTAGCTTGTGTAACGCTATTCGTGGTATTGAACGTTACAACTCCACTGACTTTGTAAACAACAAAGGCACTGTGAACGGTAAGATTGGTGAGCTTTACGGCGTAGATATTTACGTCAGCACTAACGTACCTGTTATTGAGACTGCTGCTGATAACACTCAAAACGTAGATGTACGTGGCGCGTTGTTGGCGCACACAGACGCTTACGTTCTTGCAGAGCAAGTTGGTGTTCGTTCACAAACTCAATACAAGCAAGAGTACCTTTCTACTCTGTACACCGCTGACCGCCTGTTTGGTCGCGCTTGCTACCGTCCTGAGTCTGGTGTCACTATTGCTGTAGCTAACTAAGCACCGCACGAGACACTAATGCCCTTCCTCTCTTTGACTTTTTCGGTAATCGAAGAAGACTGAGGGGCAGGGCGTTTTACTTTAAACAAGGAGAATTAACATGGCTTACACAACAGCCTTCCGTAGTACCGTACAAGATGTTTCTGACCGCTCAGTTCGTAATAAGTGGGTTTCTTCTGTAGGAACTTCAGTTGTACAAGAAAACACCACAGTTTACTGGAGAGCCGCTGGAGCAACCCAAACAAAAGCTGTAACTGAAGTATGGTCTGCTTCAACAACTGAACCTACAAACTAGGAGTATAACGTATGGCAGTTCAAACTGTAAATACCGTAAAAGAAACGTCTAGCAACAAAGTACGTTCTGTGCGTGACAAAATAAACACAGCTACAATTAACGATACAGGAGTAGATTCTCCGTATTACCACATCCCTTCTGGTGGCTCTGCGACAACAGTGTACCCTGTTACTTGGGCGTTAACTTAAACTAAAAGGTAAAAGATGTCTAACGCAGTAACTACAAGTACCCCTTGGAGTGGTAGGCTTTCGACTGCCCGTAGACCTTTCTACACTTGGAGTGACAGAGATAACCCAATGGTGGTTGACTCTGCCGCCTTAACTTCTAGTGCTGAGTTAGGCAACTTAGTATCTCCTGTAACAGCACCAACCGACTTTACTGAGAACGGCGTGTTACAGCCTAATTACCCAGAATCTAATCCTGATATTATTACTTTGCGGTGGCTTTCTTCTTACTTAAAAAGTAAAAATTTAGATACTTTAGGTTTTACGTTTCATTTTGAAATTGAAACAGTAGCTTTAGACAAAGACACCGTAGGAGCTGCTGGTTTTGGGACAGGCATGGGAGGTTTGTATCGTTCTGCAACCGGAGACGCATCAAACGACTTAATGTTTCTCCGTTTAGCGGGGCAAACGTCTTTTTCTGACCACACAGGAACTTTACCTGTGGTTACGTCCCGAATAAATTATTCTATCGGTTCTGAAGCTAGTCAGTTTATCTATGGCCCTACTCACAGCACTATAGATATGTCTTACACTAAATTAGACGTAGGTTATCGTTTAGATGTGTACGTAGACCACACTATTTGGTATACAAAAACAAGCACTTCTCTTTTAAATTTAGATAACAGTGATTTGCTTTTAAGCGGTGTTGCGTTAGTTTTTGCTCCCGCTAACAGTGCAGGGCGTATAAGAAACGCGATGATTATTTCTGGTCCTGTAGATTTAAGTTTAGGGTCTGGCCCTGTTCACTGCGCCACAGTGGGTGACAGCAATATGTATTTAATGGGGTATCAAGGACCAAAAGACAGCGCAAATATGCCCAATAATAACCCTATAGTTATAGACAACAATATGGTATCTTTTGGGCCAGTATTTACTGCAAACGTAGCTGGAAACGTATATCTTAATTCAGAATGTTGCAAAAAAGGAATAGTACCTTTTTATGTAGACGCTGTTAACGGAAACCAATACGGCATTAATAATCTTTCTCAACCGGGATGGTCTATTGGGCCAAGAATAGACGGTTTAGGTGGCTTGCTATCAACAATAGTAGACACCGCTCTTGCTTTAGATGTTCCTCCTCAATATTGGTTTTGTGATATGGGAGGAAACGACATAATAATTTATTCTGGGTATGACCAGTCTGCCCCATACGACATGGGTTATCCTGTAATTACTGAATGGGCTACTTTTGTAGTTGATACGTATATTACTCAGATTAATAGAATGTTAAACCAAAACATACTAAATGAAGTTTTTATTTGCTCCCCTTTACGCTTTTATCAGCAAGAACCTTCAGGTGGTTATCCTGCTGATGCTTTTACAGACGTATCTACATTAAGAGATAATCCTGTAACTTTAGAAGTTTTTGTAGCACTTATTAACGAAATGGACAAAAGATTGTCTACTTTTAGTCCTAGAGTACATTACGTTAATTGTCACAACGAGTGGGGTGGTCAGTACCATGCGTGGCCGGGAACAGCAGAGGCACATTCTGTTTATGGTTCAGAGGTACACCCGTTTCAAGAAGGTTATAGACAACAAGCCGTTAACTTAGGAAAAATTATTCCTGACGTTATTAACCGTAGACCAAATAACTCTTTTAGTCACTCAGTGTACACAGGGTCTGTTGTGTCGCCTTACTACACACGCACTGCTACCACTGTTCCAGTTTACGTAGAAACAACAACTACTTTAGAGTTACCTGAGAACGTAACGCCTAGTTTTATTAATCAGCCCCCACCGTACACAAATCCAGACTTAACACAACAAAGATTAACCCCCTCTGGTGTTTGGCCTGTAGGGACAACAATAACCATTAACGCAGCTAATGTTGGTGGAGATACAAAATC